TAACGTGTGGATATACGCAATAACCTCAAAAGCCTATCAGAGTAGCAAACCAAAAACAGAAACACCTCTAAAAAATACCCGCAAGTTTAACAAAACTACTCAATGACTACCAACCTCGACAAAGCTACCACCTACGCCCGCGACGTCCTCTCAGGAGCTATACCTGCCTGCCTGTATGTAAAGCAAGCGGCCCAGCGTTTCCTTACCGATATATCGGACGATAATAAGCTATACTACTACGAGCCCTCAGAGGTAGATAAGGTAGTTAAGTTTATCGGCGCGCTGGACCTTACCGAGCAAAAGAAGCCTAAAAAGTTTATCCTGGAGCCGTGGCAGCTCTTTATCGTAGCTAACATATACGGCGTAATAGAGCGCTCTACAGGGGAGCGGAAGTATAAGCAGGCCTATGTAGAGCTGGCCCGTAAGAACGGTAAGAGCCAGCTAGCTACCGGCCTCTCTATGTATCATCTGCTTATGGACGTGGACGCCCAGGTAATCATATCGGCAAACTCTAAAGACCAGGCTAAAAACGTGGACTTTAAGAAAATTAAAAAGTTCTGCAAGCAGTTAGACCCTAAAGCGGAGAGCCTTATACCCTACTATAGCTCTATAAAGTTCGGAGATAACGAGCTTATAGTAACCGCCTCCGAAGCCTCAAAGCTGGACGGTCTTAACGGCTCTTTTATCCTTATAGATGAGTTTCACGAGGCGCCGGATAATTCGATGTATAACGTACTAAAGTCCTCACAGGGCAGCCGCGACGAGCCGCTGCTTATAATCATTACTACCGCCGGATTCAATACGGAGAGCTTCTGCTTCACTCTAAGGACCTACGGTACGGATATACTCTCCGGGATGAAAGAGGATAGCAGCCTCTTTGTAATTATCTACACGCTGGATAAGGACGACGACTACACAGACGAGGGAGTATGGATAAAGGCGAACCCAAACGCCGAGGTAAGCGTTAAGCTAAGCTATCTACGCTCCGAAGTCCAGAAGGCTAAGAATAACGCCGCGGAAAAGGCGGGAGTAGTAGTAAAGCACTTTAACCGATGGCTTAAAGCCAACACACAGGAGGAGTGGATAGCTGACGAGATCATAATAGACTCAATGCAGGATATAAAGATAACCGACGAGCTCTTTAAGGATCAGGACTGCATAGTAGGGATAGACTTAGCCGCGGTAAGCGACATAACCTCCACAACCTACCTGTTTAACCCGGGAGGCCTGCCACATACCCTAAACGAGTACTACATACCGGAGGACTCTGTTAACTCTAAAATAAACATAATGTCTTTTAAGGAGGCGGCGGCAAACGGAGAGATAAACATAACCCCGGGTAATGTCTGCGACTACGACTATATCCTTAGAGACCTTATCCGGGTTCGGGACGTGGTAGGAGTCAATATAAAGGCTATCTACTACGATAAGTACAACTCTACCCAGTTTATCATATCGGCAACGGAGGCGGGCTTTAGATGTATCCCGTTTAGCCAGATGCCGGGCAGCCTTAACAAGCCAATAAAGGAGATGGAGCGGCTTATTAAGTCCGGTAACTTTGTAATGCAGCGTAACTCAATAACGCGCTGGATGTTCGGTAACGTAATAATAGTAATCAATAAGCTGGGTAACTACGCTATTGATAAGAGCAGTAAGAGCAAAAAGATAGACGGGGTAGCCTCAATGCTTAACGCCTTCGGCGGAATGCTGGAGAGTCCTATCTATTCTTTTGAAGTTATTTAATATATTTGTAATCACTTAACACCTACCCAGATGAAAAAGCAAAAAACAAACGGTAAAACTATAGGCGTAAGTATTCTTGCCGATGCCCTTTTATTTACAGCCTCTTTGAAGCCTACAGAAGATAAAAGGCGCTCTAAAAAAGCGACCATTAAAGCCTCATTTCTATTAGATGAATTACAGGAAATAGAGAGCCGTTTAGAAGGGAGCCCTAAGAAAAAACTCCTGTATGAGACGCTAACCTTAAAAATCGGATTTATCAGCAGCGGAGACGCCAGCGGAATAAGTACGACGGAAATACTTAACCGGGTAACCGGGGCTTTGAATAAGGAATTTAATACTAAGTAGCATTATTTAGTATTAATTTACGGCTAAGTAGTATTTAACAGAAATACTACGCCGTGGCTAACATATTCAAACGCTTTGCAAAGCGCTCTATAGACTGGGTAAACATAATACTAGGCACTCTCCGCGTGGGGGGCTCAGGATCTTACAAAGCCGAAAAGGCTACTAAGCTCTCCACTGTTTACCGATGTATTAACCTGCTATCCGACGCTATAGCCTCCCTGCCCATTAACCCGTATATCTACCGGGACAACTGGAAGTATATAAACTACGATAACCCGCTTTATAACGTCCTTAACGTACAGCCGAACCCATTTATAAGCGCTTTTATGTTTAAAAAGCTGCTGGTAGTGGATATGCTTACCAAAGGGTCTGCCTTCCTGCTTATAGCCCGAGATACCCGCACCGGGCAGGTTATGAACCTTACCCGGCTAGATCCAGACTTCGTACGGGTAGAGATCGTAGGTAACGATATACAGTACTATAATAATCTTCTGGGAGCTGGCGCCGGGGCTTACGATAAGTCCCAGATATGCCATATACTGAACTACACCATAGACGGGATAACCGGTATAAGCACCCTGGAGTATGCAGCCGACACTTTAGGCATAGCTTACAGCTCAGAGAACCACGCCGCTAACTTCTGGAAGTCCGGCGCCTCCTTAGCAGGTATCCTCCGCCCGAAGGATGGGGCGACAATGAACTCCGGACAGGCCAGTAAAGCCAAAGCCTCTTTTATGTCTCAGATCAATACCGACCTGGGAGGCAACAGCGGAAGCATAGTAGTACTGGGCGACGGTCTGGAGTACCAACCTTTAAGCATTAACCCTAAAGACTCCCAGCTTCTGGAGAGCAGACAATTTAACGTAATAGAGATATGCCGCTTCTTTAACGTACCCCCTTCTCTGGCCTTCTCAGAGAGCGGTAAGTTCTCAACAGCGGAGCAGCAGTCTATCGACTTCCTAAATAATTCCCTTACCCCGCTTATAGAGAAAATAGAGAGCGAACTCTTCCGTAAGCTCTTCCTGCCTTCGGAGTGGAACGTATCAGAGCTTAAGTTCGACGTAGAGAACGTACTACGACTGGACGCGGTAAGCCGTGCGGACTACTTCTCTAAGATGCACCAGGTAGGAGGATTTACCACAAACGAGATCCGCGAGAAGTTAAGCGCAACCTATCCGGTAAAGGGTGGTAACAGAGCCTTTATACAGGTTAACCTACAGCCAACGGACGCGCTTATCTCCGAGCAGGTAGCAGTTAACCCGGACGCTAAGGTAGATAACCAGGTTAAGACCTCCGACGACGAAGGAACTAAGAAAGCTAAGACCTCTAACACTGAGGACGTGGCAAAATTAGCCCTTAACGGCGCTCAAATATCCTCTCTGGTTCTTATAGCCCAAAGCATAGCCGATGGGATACTCTCTAAGGAAAGCGCTAAGAGCATTATAGCTGCCTCCTTCCCGAACTTCACCACTGAGCAGATAGACGGCATAGTGGAAAGCCTGGAGGTAAAAGAAGTAATAAACGACAACCCACAAACCTAAATACATGAAAACAGAACAACTAGAACCCCGCTATGTAGCAGAGATAAGGGCTAACGGAGCAGACCGGAACATATCCGGTACTGCTATAGTCTTTAACTCAGAGTCCCGCCTTCTGGGTGGAATGTTTACCGAGATCATTAAACCAGAGGCCGCTACTCAGGCCTTTATGGACTCTCAGGATATTATAATGGTCTGGAACCACGGCGACGAGAATATACCTATGGCCCGCAGTAAGCAGGGTAAAGGCTCCCTCCGGATGGTAGTAACCGCTACCGGGGTAGAGTTCTCTTTCGCAGCCCGTAACACCCCGCAGGGGGAGGAGATACTGGCAGCGGTAAGAGCCGGAGACGTAGATAGCTGCTCCTTCTCTTTCCGGGTAGCCGAGGATGGCGACAACTGGGTACAGAAGCCCGACGGTACATACTTACGTACTATTAACCGCTTCGATATGGTCCGCGAATTTAGCCTGGTTAACGATCCGGCATACGTAGAGACCTCCTGCAGGAGCATAGCTAAAGCAGCTACCGAGACCAGGACAGAACCTCCCGCGCCTCCGGCAGAGCCCCCAGCACCGCCTACTCCACCGGCAGAGCCTCCCGCGCCACCTACGCCACCAGCAGAGCCCCCGGCACCTCCAGCGCCCGACGCTATGGAGCCTGAGCTGGAAGCCTACTATGTAGAGCTGGAGGGTACCATATCAAAATTTACGGAGTAACTGTATTTAACAGAAAACCGTAACATGGACCTAGCCCAGTTAATCGAACAACGTAAAGCCTCTGTAGCTCTTCTCCAGGAGATTGTAGCCGGGGGGAAATCGGAAAAGCGTAAGCTCTCCGCAGTAGAGACCAGATCCTTTAACGCGGCTAAGGCCGAGGTAGAGCAGATCGACGCTCAAATCGCAAAAAAACAAACCGGCCCCGGGCCACTTAATATCAGAACAGAAATGAAAACAACCCCAAAATTCAGCCTTATTAAGGCTATCCGGTCCGTGGTCAACAATGAGGCTATGGACGACGTTTCTAAAGCAGTAATCGACGCCGGTAAGGCCGATATGAGAGCTGCTGGTCTGGCCTTTAAAGGGGACATTATCCTCCCGTTTGAAGACCGCGCCGTAATTATGGCAACCTCCGCCGGCAGCGGTCAGGAGAATGTCGCAGAACAGAAGCTCAACATGATCGAACCCCTCCGCGCTTCTTTGGTAGCAGTGCAGGCCGGCGCTACTTTCCTTACCAATCTGGTAGGGGACGTATCTATCCCGACCTATGCCGGCTCTTCTGCAGCATGGAAAGGTGAGGGCATTACCGCAGTGGACGGAGCAGGGGCAACTGGAGAGGTAACTCTTTCGCCTAAGCGCCTTACCGCGTTTATCGACATATCAAAGCAGTTTATTGCTCAGGACAGCTCACAGGCAGAAGCTCTGCTTATGCGCGACCTGGTAGCTGCTGTATCCGGGAAACTGGAGGCTACCATTTTCGGTAAGGAAGCCGCAAGCGCCACCCAGCCGGGCGGACTCTTCGCCGTAGCTCCTACTATCGCCGGCGTCGCAAGCTGGGATAATGTGGTAGCTCTGGAGACAGCGGTAGATACCGCCAACGCTTTGGCTACCTGCCAGTACATTACCAACGCCTCTGGCCGCGGACTGCTTAAGAAAACCGTAAAGGTAGCTAACCAGGCTACTTACCTTATGAACCCTGACGGCACCATGAACGGCTACCCAGTTTTGGTAACCAATCACGTAGCCTCTGCCCTGCAGGTAGGCGCTAACGAGTTCGGTATTGTCTTCGGTAACTGGGCGGAGTATCTTATCGGAAGCTGGGGAGCTATCGACCTTCTGGTAGATCCTTTCACACAGGCCCATCTGGGTAACGTTCGCGTACACATTAACGGCTACTTCGACGCTAAGCCGCGCCGCACTGCAGCCTTCAAAACTGGCTCAATGAAATAATAACCCTTAACCGGGATAACCTTAAAAGCCTCGCTAGTGCGGGGCTTTTATAGTTTTATGAAGTTAGTAGTATTTAAAGGAAACAGGGGTAACATGGCTTACACAACGCTAGAGAGCTTAAAAATACATTTGAACATAGAGGCGGCCTTCACGGGGGACGACGACTACCTAACCTCTCTTATAGCGGTAGTAGAGCTGGCAATAGCCGACTACTGTAACGGCGGACTAACTGACGTGGACCCTATCCCGGTAACTGTAATGCAGGCCGCTTTACTTCTGGCCGGTAACCTTTATAAAAACAGGAGCCCGGTAGCCTTCGGGCAGGGGTATAAGATACCTTACAGCTTTGAGTTCCTCCTTAGTCCTTACAGAGTTTACACGGTAGCATAATGAGCGTAGTAGCTGGAGACCTGAGATACAGGATAAAGATAATACAGTACACCGTTACCCGGGATCCGGTCTATGGCTCCGAGGTAATTACTCCGGTAGAGATAATGGAGATACGGGCGGCGGTGAAGCACATAAGCGGGACTAAAGGTATAGACTTAAAAGAGGTCTTCGCCTCCCAGGTACTACAGTTTACCACCTACTACCGCGCTATAGACTCCGACATGGAGATAGAGCACGAAGGTAAGCGCTACCGGATACTCTCCATAGCGGAGATAGGGTACAGAGAAGGATTGAATATTAACGCGGAACTAATAAACTCATAATAAATGAAAAACGACGCCCAGAACCAGATAGCAGGAGCTTACGGCTCTTTACCAGTAACAACCGGAGCCCAGACCGTGGACCTTCCTACCTACTGCTTTGAGGCAGACGAGGCTACCACCTTCGGCGTATTCAGAGACAGCATAGGGCTGGAGCTCACATTCCACCCGTGGAAGGGTAAGACCTTAGCAGAAGGTAAGACGGCCTTCTTTGGCCAGGAGGTACACAGCTTCACCATTACCGCCGGCGGAGCTGGCCAGCTCTTCCTCTCTACTGACGAGATGCCGGTACCCGTATTACTTACGGCCTCAACTGACGAAGCCGGCACTCTGATAGTATTAACCTTTGACAGGGTAATGTCGGACCCCTCCGCACGTCTGGCAGACTTTAGCTCTACCCTTAACGGGGCGGCTAACTTACTCACAGGAGTAGCTTCTGGGACAGACACGAAGACCATAGAGCTGACAGTTACCGACGCTATAGAGTTTATGGACGCGGTTACCGTATCAATGGGTTACGGCCACATAACCACCATACGCGGGGCTAAGGCTTTACCTCTGGCAGGTCAGGTAGTAGTTAACATAGTACCGGAGGTATAATATGCCTGGAAAAGGAAAAGGGCTTAGCCCTACTTTAACACGACTCGGGTCA